CTTCTCTCTTAATCGTTTTGTTGCAGAGGTTCTGAGAGTTCACCTTGGATACAGAACAATTCTCTACCCGTAAACCCTGCATACATATCTCCAAACCAATCAGCTTGTTCTTGTGTATTGAATCTTGCAACAGGAGTGTGCATGTTGTCTTTCTCAATGTACAAATACCTATCGGCTTTATCATTGGTACAACAACCACACCACCCTAATCTGTCAAGCATTGTGATGTCATAAGTGAAACATTGCTTAGTACACTTAGGACACAACGCGTGACTATTGTTTAGTACAAATACAGATATAGGTAAACCTTCATCTGTTTGTACATCTATATCATCGTTGCAAAAATCACATACATAAAGATGTTCAGGTACTTCAATCGCATTAACTATCACATTGTCAGCGTTAGTTACGACTATATCACTACCATTGTTTTCTCTATGCAGTATTGGATTTTCGTATACGATAAACTTTTCGTCTTTCACTCTTCTTCACCTAAGTTCTGCATTCGTGTAATTAAGTTCTTGAACTTCATGTCGTCCAAGTCTAAGTTCCCCTTAAGTTTTGCGTTTTTATTGGAGAGGATTTCTAGTACCTCTGCACTATCCTCAGCAAACATAGGCATAGATAGTACTCCATCAGTAATATGTTGCATAAACTTATCACTTGTTTCTGCATCTAAACTGAACGCTAAACCTTGTACTATAAAATTCACTAATGCAATATTCTTTTGTCCTACTTGTAAGGTTTCATCAAGGGCATTCTGTAGCTTAAGGTTTTCACCTATAAGTTTTGATTGTGTCCAACATAACTCTATGAGTAAATCTTTGTCTTCTTTACTCAATGGTGAGCTGAACTTTTTCTTGCCTTGTATGTAGTCAAACAACTGTGGTTCATCAAACGGAAACTTTTCCATTACTCCTCCTCATCTAGCGACTTAAAGAAACCTTGAAAGTCTTTGGCTAGTTGCTCATCTAGACCATCACTATCAGGTTTTAATCCGTTGGCATGCATGACACCAACTTTCTTAGCATTACTTATAGTTATAAGCAAAGGCTCATTGTATTGGTTGGAAGGCAGGTTGATACCATAATGTATATCTGCCTCCTCAATACTGTCATCATGTAAAGCCATTGCACCAAACAGTCCCATACGAAAGTGAGCACCTGTATCCATATGAGCACAAGCATCTTGCCAGAACGCCATAGCTTTCATCTGTGCTAAGTATAAGTTCTCAGCTTGTATTTCGAATTGGAATTGTGTAGGTTGTTTATGTCCTAAGTCTACAACCATATTGACGCTGTAGTCTTGTAGTTTCTCTTCGTTAAAAGCAACTAACCTACGCTCACCTTTGTACTTGTTATCTTGTACGGCATCTTCAAGCCAATAGAAGTCTGCTCTACTACGACCATGCTTTGCCTTATCTCTTGTACTTACCCTGTGTCCTGGTATATCGCAATCTACCAAGTGACACATAGATAAGCGTCCTTCCTCTAGAAACTCCTCAGGGAATTTACCTTCGTCAGACATATATCCTCCTTATCTTTTTGTGTTAGCTTTCCTTACACTTCCGTAACCACAGGTGTAACACTTGACCATGTTCATTACAGTTGATTTGACATTAGCAAGCTGACCTGTTACGACCATCTTGCCTTGCCTACAGTTATCACAAAGCATTGACAGGTGATAAGACATAGATGTCAGGTTGATGTGCAGTGAAGGTAATACCCTCACGATTGTCAGCTAACCTAACTAGCTTGTCTATCTGTGCAACTGCTTGTGAAGCTGTTGTACCATTGTCAAATACAAACGTAACTGTTAGTTCATTTGTATCTTGCTTTCTGTTGGTATCTATGTATTCATATACCATGTTCCTCCTTATATACAAATAGCTAACCACTAACAAGTTGTAGATATTTACTTGTACGTATATTTATGGTGCTAGTGATTAGCTAAAACTTGCCTAGTAGATAGACAGGGTTGTGATAGCACGAAGTAGTTAAGCGTGCAATCTATCTACTAGGACTTTATCTCACACGAAAGGCATTCGGTATGAGAACTATAATGTGTATCTCGCAATGACCTAATCCATAAGGTATTGCGATACCACAAACTTTACAAAACTTTTCGTATTCTAACTCAAAGGCTTTGGGTGCAGGGTTGTTGATACGCTGTAAGAACTCCTCCTTACGCTGTTCTCTGTCATGTGCCTCCAGTTGTTCCAGTATAGTACTAGAGTATTGTTCCTCTACATACTTGTCTGTAACTCTGAAGTATCTTGGCTCACTATCAGAGGTGTATCTCTGCTCAGGCTTATCAAGTAATGCTTTGACAATTCGTATAATCAAGTGCATACAAGAGAAGCATACTGTTGGTTTGACTAGCCTACGATTACATAAGGGACATGAGTAGTCCTGTGGAAATCGTGATTGCATAGCCTTCTCTTTCGGTGAAGTATATGGAACTAAGTCAGTACCCCACCGAGCTGTACTAACCTTAGTATATTCATGTGATATCATGTGTTTGCCTTTCGTATAACCCCACAGAAAAATGGAGTTGGATTGCTTCTACAATAGGACAAATCAAAAATTCTGTCAAATCCAATTTGTTCTTGAGCCTTCACAAATTCATATATAAATATACGATAGGGTGCGTAGAAATTTTTTTTATTTTTTTTTGTTCAGAGGTTCTGTGTAATAGTTATGTGGTATCAGATGTATTATATATAGTTCGTATATGTTTGTGAGTATGTGTGTATGTGTAGGAGGTGTTGTGTTATGTGTGTATGTATGAGGTACTGTGGTGTACGCGTAGATTAAAGTTAAAGTTGAAAGAAAAATTAAAGCAAGTGCTAGCCAATTAAGACTAGCACTCACATTTAGTTTATTGATTACCTAAGGCTTTGATAACTTCGGCAACAATAGTATTAACATCAACTGCTGGAGTTGGTGTTGGTTGAACATTAGGCGTAGTAGGTACGCTAACATTTGGTTGTACAACAATTTGAGATTGAACATTGGGTGATTGCCAATTTAATTCTCCATTGTTATATTTGGATTGGTAGGATTTAGTATCCAAGTTGGAAATAACTTCCATATATTCGGCACTAAACATACCATTAGTTTGATAACCAACTTCGGTTCTACCTACACTGATGTCGAACAAAGCGTTATCTATGCGGGATAGAGTATCGCTAAAGTATAGGACACAAGTGTCGGTCTGATTATAGATAAACCAAACATTAGGCTTATCTATGAACTTAGGCACGAATGAACCTAAGAATTGGTTAAGGGGAGTACCATTAAAGTCAATCAATGAAGTATTGATAGCTTTGGATACTCTATAGCTTTTACCAAGTATATCTGCGCTAGATGCACGATAATTTTGGATTTGATTGCAATAGTCAAAGATAGCTTTGAGAACTGCGTTATATTGGTCGCCTAAAGTCGCGTCAAAGTTAAGCAACGCAACCTTAGGTGAAAGTTTACTAGTCATAACAACTAATCCTTTCGTTAAGGTGTAGTAACTACTAATTAGGTAATATATCTACAACTACACATATAAATATATCAAGGTCTAATAAATCAAATAAAGAACAAGCAAGTCATACTGAGTTTGGGGGTGGGTTTCTTGGTGGATAATTATGTCTTGCTTGTTCTTGGTTAGTCATGCGATAGCTCTATTTGTATTTGTTTGTATGGGAGTGAGAGTGAGAATGTAAGTATATGTATAAGGTAATACAAAGAAATACAAATAGATATATGACTAAATTTGATATACTTGTAATTAGGGTTTGGGACAAATGCGGGAGCGTCCCAAGAAAGAAAGCGTAAGCAATTCAAAAAGAAGGGGGGGATAGTTATATATAAATTAATTGATTGTCTGTGGTCTAGACTTATAGGAATGTAAAGTGAGTACAAAGTATGGTATATAGTAGAACTATAACACAATAGAGCTTAGGTGGTAGCACTGCGCGGAAGGCGTATGTCAATGTAGGCGGGGGGTGTGTGTATACAGTCATACCTTACAAAATATGTGGTAAGTAGGGTTAAAAAAAACAGTATGTAACTTGGGTAGTGCTTTGAGTGGGTTACAGGAGGTACTATCGCTAGTACCGTAGATACACCACCCAAGTGTACACCGTTAGTACCCATTATACACTATCTTACTGCTAGTAAGAAGTGTTTAATAAAAAAATGTTTCTATGAAGTGCTTGCGAGCAAGAGCGGGCATATAGCGAAGGCTATAAAAAAAATAACTTATTATTTCTTTTTAGAGGTCCTTGGGTACTACCTTTGCCTTTCTAGTTTATAGGTCGAACCTATCAGTAGCTTTCCGACTCCCGATGCCATCTTTACCTGTAACCTCTTACTTGTAAATAATGTTTGTACTTTATTATTGCATATATAAAAATATAATCCAGTAAATACAAAATTTTTTTTTACGCACTATAATTAAACAATGGATAAGTGTCCAGCATGCAATAAACTATTTATGGTAGTTGGTGGACAAACCATGTGTAGGAATATTGTATGTGTAAATTACAATATTATAGTCAGGAGACAGCGTGCCAGTAGGAAAAAAAGGTAAGAAGAAAAGATATTCTGCCAAGCGTAAAACAAAAAAAACGAGGTACTAATGAAGGTTAAAGGTGTAGATGTTTCTAAGTTAACTAAGAGACAACAACAAACTATGAAAAAACATAGCAAGCATCATAGTAAAAAACATATACAATATATGTACAACTCTATGCGTAGAGGTAGTACGTTTTCTGCAGCTCATAAGAAAGCACAAAAAGCTGTAGGTAAGTAATGTCAAAAAATGTAGTCTGTGCTTTGGAGGGGTGCACTACTACTCTGCCTCCCAAGCGTAGAAAGTACTGTTCTGAGAAATGCAGTAATCACGCAAAGGTAACTAGGTATAGAGCTAAGAAAAAAGGTGAAGTTTACGAAGAACCTGTTAAGCCTATAAACCTAGAGCGTAAATCTGCGTCTATACGTAGAGGAGAACTATATGATAAATTTATGGTGGAAGGTCATGCAAAAGATTTAATCCTACAACATGCAACTATGAAAGAAGTAGCAGATATGTTGGGTTGTAGTGAAGGTCACGTATCTAGAATGTTAGCTGCATATAGAGAAGATTTATTAACAGAACAAGAACAAAGAGATTGGGAGACACCTCAAGAAGCTATAGACTCCCTAGCTACATTTAAAACTTTTAGAGATAGATATTTCTTAACTGAAAAGGGTAAACCTTTTGAGACAGCAGATTTCCATATGAATTGGATTAATAGTATCCTAGATGCTATAGACACAGGCGGACAACAAATGATACTTAGTCCACCTCGTCACGGCAAAACAGAATTGTTAATACATTTCTGTATATGGTTGATTTGTAAAAATCCTAATATTAGAATTATGTGGGTAGGAGGTAACGAAGACATTGCAAAGAACTCAGTTATGTCAGTACTTGACACATTGGAAAACAACAGAGGGCTTATTGACGATTTCACAGGACCTAGGGGAAGTTTTAAGCCTAAAACGAGGACGGGGAAGAGCTGGTCATCAGGCGGGTTTACAGTATCAACTCGTTCCGTATCAGGAATTAAATCCCCAACAATGGTTGGGCTAGGACGTGGAGGTAAAATACTTTCTCGTGACTGCGATATTATTATTGCTGATGACATAGAAGACCACTCATCTACAGTACAACCTGCTGCTAGAAACAATACAAAGAACTGGTGGACAACTACATTAGGTAGTCGTAAAGAGGAACATACAGCTATGGTTGTTATAGGTTCTAGACAGCACCCTAATGACTTGTACTCTGCATTATTAGAAAGTGACGCCT